ACTCAGCCAGCGCTTCCGCGTGCAGATTGGCAAGCTGCTGATCTCTGGAAATTCTGGCCATGGGCGGTCCTCACTTTGCAATATTGTCTCACCATTTGTGCATGACTGGCAATGGTGTGAAGTTGTGGGACTTGACCGCAGGCAAACGCTGTACCAGATTGATGGCGTCGAACATGGGGTCAAGCTGGTCGTCGTGCGCGCCAGCCGGGAAGCTGGCAACCTCGGCCAGGAAGTCTGACAGCCAAGGCGCGTCCTCTGGCAGCGCCACGTTTCCGGACTCGATGAACGGAGCCGCATCGTAGCCACGGCTGATCTTGTCCTTGCTGCGCTGCACCGGAACCACCGGAATTCCCTCGCGCCGCAATGTCTGGATCAAGCCGGTGCCGGACACCTTGTCCTCGACGTACATGCCGCGCAGCGCCGCCTTCTGGCACAGGGGTCGCTGGTCGCCCAGGTGCTTCATCCAGAAGGCGCGCGCCTGCACCAGCAACTCGGGAGCCTCCCACTTGCCGCGCACCTGGTCCAGCTTGATGGCCTTGCCGGTGCTGGACCGTGCCCAGGCTTGCATGACCGACCAGTCGTTCTGCTCGGCCGTCTTCTGGGCCGTGTCCACCGTGATGAAGCGGAACTCCAACTGCGGCACGGCCTTCCAGTAGGTGAACCACTCGGTGTTGATGATGCCGCCACCTCGTGGGGCTGGCCGCTGCTGCAGTTGCCCGGCCGCGCCGTAGGTGCCAAGGGTCTTTTCCAACTCGGTCACCTGTTCCTCGCCAAAGCGCTCGGGAAACATCAACTCGCCTTCCTCGGTCCGTGGGTCGGACCAGCCGATTGCCGTGGTGCTGCGTCGCTCCGGCTCGAAGCGCATGGGGATGCACAGGTGGACGTAGGGCAGGCCCATCTCCAAGATGACGCCGGAGATGTCCTTCTCGTTCAGGCGCTGCATGATGACCACGATGGCCGACTTGTCCGAGTTGATCCGGGTCGGCAGCGTCTCGGTGAAGGCAATGCGTGCGGCCTCCAGCTTGGCCTGACTGTTGGCGTTGTCCGCGCTGATCGGGTCGTCCAGGATGACCCTGTCGCCTCGCACGCCGGTCATGGAGGTGAATGCGCGTGCCTGGCGCACGCCCTTCTTCGTGTTGCCGAACTCGCGCTTGCCGTCCAGGTCGGCCAGCAGTTCGATGGGCCAGAGCCGTTGGTACCAATCAGACTTGATCAGGTCGCGGCAGCGCCTGCTGTCTCGAATGGCCAGTTGCTCTTCGTGGGCCGTGCCGACGAAGCGCATCTCGGGCAGGCCGCGTGGTCCCCACTCCCAGGCTGGCCAGATGACGCCGGTCAGAAGCGACTTCATCGAGCCGGGTGGCACGTTCATCAGCAGCCGGGTGATCTCGCCCTTGGTCACGGCCTCCAAGTGCAGGCAGATGGCGTCCAGCGCCCAGCCCCACTTCAGTTCGGCAGCCGGTTCGAGCACGCGCCAGGCGCGCTTGGCAAACTCGGCCAGGCTGCGCCTGCACAACTCGCGCTCTATGGCCAGCAGGTCAGCTTGGGTCAGTTGCATTTTTCTCCGACAGCTTGCTGCGCAATTCGTAGCCCATGAGCGGCCAGATTTTGTTGACCGCGTTCTCACGAGCAATCTTGCGGCCGATCTCAGCGTCGAAGTTCTCCGGTGATGCGCAGGCCGATTCGCCAGTGACGGTGAAGCCGTTGCGCAGGACCAGGACGCAGAAGGTCAGGAGGCCGAGTGCGAGCGGGATTGCGTTGAGGTCGGCGTCGGTAGAACCTTTCGGCAGCGAAGCTACGACCCCCGCCGAGGCGGTGAAGTAGTGCTCGCTGGTGATGTTCGCCTCGATGTCCGCAGGCGTGATGCGCGGCGCGGTCAGACGCTTGGCCTGGATTTCGGTTTCGATTTCGTCGCATTTCATTTCATTTACTCCTGTTGTGATAAATCTTTCGCCGCCATGATCTGCGCCAGCACATCCGTCGACAGCTTGCTGGCATCAATCGTCTGTTTTACCTCCAACGGGTTTTCCTTGTCGCCAGCCAGCGCCAGCCGGTCGCCATACTTTTTCGGGTTCCACTTAGCCAACAGCTTCATGCGTTGTTCTGCTCGATTCTTCAGCCACGCCACGTGGGCTGAGTCAATGCGCTCACTTGAACTGTTCTCGCTGGTCGTGACCGCCATGTCCGGTTGCGTGTCGATGATCTCCAGCGTCTCGTCGGCAATGCAATCAGCGCCAATGTCACGCGCGCGCGCGAAGCGTTGAGCGAACTCCTGGTCTTTCTCCATCCACAGATACACAGTCGAGTAGTGGATTTTGTTGTCTCTGCACCATTCGCGCAGCGTTTTTCCTTGGGAAATCCAGGCACAGATTTCATCAGCCTTGTCGGACGGCACTGCTTCAGGAGGACGACCTACTTTCTTTGGCTTCTTGGTAACCATCATTCGCCCCTCCAGGCAATCGCCAGTGCCAATGCTGCGGCAGCCATCCACCAGCCGTTCATTCCGATCACCACACCGATCATCATCGTGCCGATCAGGTTGGTTTTGTGTGAAATTGTGGTCATGCTGCATTGTCCTCTTTTTCGAGCCGGTTCGCCACCAGGATGGCGTAGCCAGCGATATCGATCCAGTTGTCCGCATAGGTCGGATCGCCGTTGAGGATGCGGGCGACCTTGTGCTGGATCATCTCCAGGGCTTCTTTTTGATCTGTGGCCAGCACATCCCATCCAGACCGTTCCAGCATCACTGCCTTGAGTGCCTGGCTGATGCTGGCGTGGTTGGTGAAGCTACCGTAACGCTTCTCGCGCCCGGTCAGCATCTCGTTCACGTTGGTTTGTGTCATGTCAGTGCTTCCTAACTTTCCTGTGGATAACTTTTCCCTGTTTTTCCGCATCCCGGTGCCCCTACCTGCCCCTAACGTATACGTTTTAGGGGCGGGGCGGGGCGTTTTTCCGGGCTTTTGCCCCTAACCCCTAAAAACCCCTAGGGGCGGTCAGGGGCGTTTAGGGGCGATTTTTGGGGGCGTTTTTCTGCATCAAAAGTGCGCTCGCGTGCGTCTCGTTGACGAAAATCCAGCCGTGTTCGAACGTCTCCAGCGTGCCTGCGTTGAGCAGTTGCGCGATGATTCCGTCCGGCCTGCTGGCCTCGGTTTTGTTCTTGGCCGTGCGCTCCGACATGCCATCCTTGACCAGCAGATCGCGCAGCGCCGACCGGCTGATGTAGGGTGAACCCTCACGCTCTTCAGCGCCAGATGCCCACCAGGCACGCTCGACCGTGCGCACGTTCTCGTCGTGCTTTGTTGGTTTTTTGTGTGGTTTTGTGGTGCTTGCCTCCTCGTCTGGAACGGCCACGCAGGTGGTGGCTGCGCCGCCGAACTTGGTTGTGCCCATCTCGATCACCTCCAGCCGGAAGTAGATCGTCTCGCCCTTGCTTGGCAACTCGCGCTGCTTGGTCACCGAGACCGATCGCACGCCGTCCTTCTCGCTGACCTCGATCTCGGTGTCGATGTGGGCACGGATGCCAGACCAGCCTCGTGCGCCTCTGGCTGCGTCCTTGCCGTTGTGGTGAATGATCATCATGGCAGCGCCGGTGGCAGTGGCCACCTGGTCGAATCTGGCCATGACTGGCCCCATGTCCTCGCCGCTGTTCTCGTTGGCACCTGCGCTCATCCTGGCCAGCGTGTCGCCAATGATCAGGCGCACTGGCTTGCCTTTGATCTGCTCGATCGCCCGGACCATCTCGATGACGTCATGGGCGTCTTGTGCACCAGCGTAGAAGTTCATCGGAACCGGCACCATGGCCAGGTTCTCCAGGTTGCAGCCGTAGAACTTCTTGATGGCCTGCATGCGCGATCGGATGCTGGCTGGTGCCTCGCTGGCCAGGTAGACCACCAGGCCTGGATCTGTCTTGCGGCCGTAGCAGTCGCTGCCGGTGGCGATCGCCGTGGCCACTGACAGCGCCCAGAAGGTCTTGCCTGAGTTGCTGTCGCCGTAGACCACCACCGAACTTCCGATGGTCATTAGGCCTTCGACCAGTTCGTCTGGTGCCTCGTAGTCCTCGCCAAGCTGGTCACCGAAGACCACCTTCAGCTTGTCGATCACTGCAGTGCCAGTCTGCTGCACCAGTAGGCTTGTCAGGTCGTGGCCTGCCTGAGCATAATCATTCGCATCCATGCCTTCGATCGGAGGCATCACCACGCGCACGCCATACTTGGCACTGGCCTGGTCGGCATACTTCTGGCCCACGCCGTGCTTGTCGTGGTCGGCCACGATGACGATGTCCTGTGCGTTGCCGTACATCTCGCGCAGGCTGGCGGTCACCGGGACAAGGCTGCTGGCGCTGTAGGAGACAATGCACGGCCTGCCTGTCGTCTCGTGAATCGTGGCCGCTGTGGCAAACCCCTCTGCCACGTAGATGGTACCGGGTTCGTCCATTGTCCCGACCATCCAAAACTTCCCACCGGCCTCCGCGCCTGGGTGGTAGAGCTTCCCACCTTCGTTGTCGATGTACTGCAGCGAGCACAAGGTGCCGTCCTGGCCGAAGAGTGGCAGCATCAGCCGACCGTCGCCTGTGATCCGTGCGCCGTGTGGCTGCACGCCCTTGCGCTTGAGGTATGGGTGCTCGGCATTGGCTGTCGATGCCTGGCTCCAGATTGCTGCCACCGTGGTCTCGGCCACCTCGTGCTGCTTCTCCAGGGCCGCATCGCGCAGTGCCTTGGCCTCGGCCATGCGCCGCACGTGCGCCATTTCCTCTGCCGGTGAAAACTGCCTGCCCACATCGGCACGCCAAGGCGATTCCAGCCCCATGCGCCAGCATCCGAACCTGCCAGCCGGGATGCCGTCCCCAAACACGACATACCAGCCCGACTTGTCTCCTGCCTTGGCGCTGCCCTTGGTGCCCGATCGGAACCGATGCAGCTTGCCGTCAAGCACCACGTGCTCTGGTGGCTCCAGCCCGGCATTCCTGATGGCATCGATGAGTTGTTCTTCTGGCGGGGCAATGCGCCTCTCTTGCGGTGGTGACCAAGGCCCACCGAGCACCTGGGACAAGTCAGCCATTGATTGGTCCCCACAGTGTGTTGATCTTCAGCAACTCATGTTCTTGCAACTTTGAGCCGCCCAAAACCTCAATGATTCGACCTTGTGAGACTCCAGTCAACTCCTCAACAATGTCAGGCTTGCAGATCGAAAGCATGTGCCTGGCCTTGGCTTCTATCGTTGACTTCCTCAGCCTGCCTTTGTGCTTGGCAATTTCTGCCGCCTGTGCGCACACCTGAAGCACAATTCCTTTTGGGCCTTTGAACCACTCCAGCTTAGCATGATGGCCCATGTCGAAAAGCTGTTGATGAGCAATCCTTTCTGCTGTTTTTGTGTCCGAATGCGACTCGAATTCAATCACGTGCACAACATCAACATCAAAAGGCGTGGCGTTTGAAATCGTGCTCAACCTGTGGTCAAAAAACTTCGATATGCCGACTTTGAAAAAGTCCTGACATTGCAAAACATAGAGACTGGATGACTTCATTTGTCCTCCCTGTCTGCTTTAAGCGTGCCTTCTGTTTTCACCTCCAGTTCGTACTGCCTGGCCATTGGAGGCTTGTCACCCCATGTGTAGATGACCTGTGGCCAGATGCCAAGAGCGTCTGCCAGCTTCTTGGTGCTGCCATAGTAGTCGATGGCTTCCTGGGTCTTCATCGTGGTCCTTCCAAAATAATTTTCATGCGGTGTTGACATCTTACCCGGAAAACAGGTACAGTTGCAACCACTGCGCGAACGGAATTGGCCGAAGGCGCAGCAACAACGAAGGAGATGCCTGATGGCAATCAACGTAAAAACGACCGGCAGCTTGGCTGCCAACGGTGTGAAGGTGCTCGTGTATGGGCAAGCCGGTGCGGGTAAGACCAGCCTGGTCAAGACCCTGCCCAAGCCCATCGTTCTTTCGGCTGAAGGTGGTCTGCTGTCCATCCAGGACGCGGACCTGCCATTCATCGAGATCAGCGACATGGAGACCCTGCGCGAGGCTTACACCTGGCTGACGCAATCGGACGATGCCAAAGGCTTTGAGTCGGTGGCGCTGGACAGCATCAGCGAGATCGCGGAGGTGGTTCTCAACGCCGAGAAGAAGGCGACCAAAGACCCACGCCAGGCTTACGGTGCGATGCAAGAACAGATGGCCGACATCATCCGCGCCTTCCGCGACCTGCCAGGCCGCCATGTGTACATGAGCGCAAAACTGGAAAAGACGCAGGACGAGATGGGCCGCGTGCTGTATGCGCCATCAATGCCAGGCAACAAGACCGGTCAGGCTCTGCCCTACTTCTTTGACGAGGTGCTGGCGCTGCGGGTTGAGAAGGATGGCGAAGGCGTGACGCAACGCGCCCTGATGTGCGACTCGGACGGCCTCTGGCTGGCCAAGGACCGCAGCGGCAAGCTGGAGGCCTGGGAAGCGCCGGACCTGGGCGCGATCATCGCAAAGATGGGAGGCAAGTGATGGACGGAGGACAAGCCTTTCCGACTTGGGCACCTTCCGATGTGCACGGCCAGGCCATCCAAGATGGCATGACCCTGCGCGACTACTTCGCAGCCAAGGCGATGCAAGGATTGATGGACGCCGCGATGCCAATGCCAGAGATTGCAGCGGCAGCGTATGCGATGGCTGATGACATGCTGAAAGCGAGGATCAAATGACCGAAGAACACAAAACCAGCGACCTCAACGAACTGTCGCAGTTGTGGCTGGCCGCCAAACAGGCCGAGGCCGACGCCACGGCAGACCGCCGCAAGATCGAGGACCGCATCAAGTCCTTGGTCGGGGTGGCCGAGAACCTGGAAGGCACGGAGACGGTCGACCCGGACCAGTTCACCATCAAGATCGTCGGCCGCATTGACCGCAAGGTCGATGGCGACAAGGTGCAGGAACTGGCCGCCGAGTTCGGCCTGACCGAGCACCTGGCCAGCCTCTTCCGGTGGAAGCCGGAGATCAACATGGCCGTCTGGAAAGCAGCGGACGAGGCCATCACCAAGCCGCTGGCAGCAGCAATCACGGCCAAGCCTGGCCGCCCTTCATTCACCATCACTCGCAAGGAGAAATAACCATGGCATTCCTCGGACGAACCTTTGACGCAAATGAACTGCCCCAGGGCACTGGTGGCAACTACGATCCGCTGCCGCCCGGCTGGTACACGGCCAAGATCACCAAGGCTGACCTGCAGCCGACCAAGGACGGTTCGGGCCAGTACATCAAGGTCCGCTACGACATTACCGGGCCGAGCCACCAAGGCCGCGTGGTGTTCGGCAACCTCAACATCAAGAACGCCAGCGCCAAGGCCGAAGAGATCGGCCGCCAGCAGCTTGGCGAGTTGATGCGCAGCATTGGCCTGGCCAAGGTCACCGATACTGACCAACTGATCGGTGGCGACCTGCAGATCAAACTTGATGTGCGCGCCGCAACCGAGCAATACTCGGCACAGAACGAGGTCAAGGGCTTTAAAGCGATCACCGGCAGCGCGCCGACCTTCGCAGCACCTGCAGCCTCCGCACCGGCCGCGGCCTCCGCGCCTGCGGCAAGCGGCAAAGCCGCACCGCCCTGGGCCAAGAAGTAAGGCGAAAAAATGCCCGGCCTCGCAAGAGGACCGGGCTGACAACTGCATGAAGGAGAACCTGATGAAGATTCCTGAGCCAGAGCATAGCATCCAAGGGCTGATCGACAAACACCACGAGGCCCAGGCCGAGCCTCCCAGGCCGCACATGGGCTGCAGCCAGTTGGGCCACGCATGTGATCGGTGGCTGTGGCTGTCCTTCCGCTGGGCCGTCCAGCCCCAATTCCCTGGCCGCATCCTGCGCCTGTTCAGGCGTGGCCAGATGGAAGAGGCCACCATCGTGTCGGACTTGCGCGCCATCGGCATGGATGTGCGCACCAGCCGCCAGCAGGAGCGCGTGGACTTCGGTGCCCACGTTTCCGGCAGCATCGACGCCATCATCGAGTCTGGCGTGCCAGCCGCGCCAAAGAAGCGCCATGTGGCCGAATTCAAGACGCACGGCAGCAAGAGTTTTGCTGCCCTTGAAAAAGCCGGGTCTGTGGCCAACGCCAAGCCAGAGCACTTTGTGCAGATGCAACTCTACATGCACGGTCTGCAGATCGACCGGGCTTTGTACGTGGCGGTCTGCAAGGACGATGACCGCATCTACACCGAGCGAGTTCGCTACGAGAAGGATGTGGCCGAAAGGTACATCGAGCGAGGCCGCAGGCTGGCGCTGGAGGACCGCATGCCGCCACCCATCAGCACCGACCCGAGTTGGTACCAGTGCAAGTTCTGCGATGCGCACGAGTTCTGCCACGAGACCAAGACCACCAAGCATGTGAACTGCCGCACCTGCGCGCACAGCACGGCCAAGGAGGACAGCACCTGGCGCTGCGAGCGCCACGAGGCCGATGGCATTCCGGTGGAGTTCCAGCGCCAGGCCTGCGACAGCCACGTCCTGCACCCTGATCTGGTGCCCTGGGAGCGCAAGGACGGCCTGGACCAGTGGACGGCCGTCTACGTCATCGAAGGCCGCGATGTGGCCAACGGTGAAGGCGATGCCCACGTCTACACCAGCCGCGAGATTCTCGTGAACCCCAAGATGTGCAGCCTGGGTGACGAGTATGTGGAGAAGCTGCGCGAGACCTTTGACGCGAGGATTGTGGGATGACGAACGAACAACCAGAAGCCCTACGGCTGGCTGATCTCATCCAAAGCGACTTTGACCCAGACTGGATGATCGAGCTGGGATACGACCAGATTGCCGCCGAACTGCGCCGCCTGCACGAGTTGCATGTGCTCTATCAGGACAAAGTGCAGCGTCTGGAGGACGCAGTGAAATTAGAACGTAATCGCATCTGGACACAGGCGCACTGGACTGAGTACGAGCGCAGCATTGCAGCAGTCGAGCGCAAGCGCCTGCACGACAAGTTCATGAAGATTCACAAGTCGCAGCAGCACAGCAACAACTACTGGCACTTTGCCGCACGCAAGATCATGGAGGAACCTGATGCTGCGTGACTATCAACAGCGAACCATCGACCAGCTTTATGCGTGGTTCGAGGCAGGCCATGCAGGTAATCCCTGCCTGGTGTTGCCGACCGGGTCCGGCAAGAGCCACATCGTGGCCGCGCTGTGCAAGGATGCTTTGCAGAACTGGCCAGAGACCGTGGTGCTGATGCTGACGCACGTGAAGGAATTGATCGAGCAGAACGCCGAGAAAATGCGACAGCACTGGCCTGGCGCGCCGATGGGCATCTACAGCGCCAGCATCGGCAAGAAGCAACTCGGAGAGCCGATCACCTTCGCAGGCATCCAGTCCATCCGCACCAAGGCCAAGCAGATTGGCCACGTCGACCTGGTGATCATCGACGAGTGCCACCTGGTCAACCACAAGGACGAAGGCGGGTACCGCCAGTTCCTGGCCGACCTGAAGGCCATCAACCCTGCGTTGCGTGTCATAGGTCTCACCGCGACACCATACCGCCTGGGGCACGGCCTGATCACCGACAAGCCTGCGCTGTTCGATGACCTGATCGAGCCGGTCAGCATCGAGGAACTGGTGTTCAAAGGGTACCTAGCCACGCTGCGCAGCAAGGTCACCAGGGCCAAGCTGGACACCACTGGCGTCCACAAGCGAGGTGGAGAGTTCATCGAGTCCGAGCTGCAGGCAGCAGTCGACACCGACGACAACAACCAGCGCGTGGTGCGCGAGGTCATCGAGTTGGCCGGGGACCGCAAGGCGTGGCTGGTGTTTTGCACAGGCGTCAAGCACGCCCAGCACGTGGCCGAAGTCCTGCGCCAGCATGGTGTGACGGCCGAGTGCGTGACTGGCGAGACGCCCAAGAAGGAGCGCGAGCACTTGCTGACCGAGTTCAAAGCAGGCCGCATCCGCGCGCTGACCAATGCCAACGTGCTGACCACCGGCTTCGACTACCCGGACATTGACCTGATCGCCATGCTGCGCCCCACTATGTCGGCCAGCCTGTACGTCCAGATGGCAGGCCGTGGCATGCGGGTCAAGAGCCACACCGACCACTGCCTGGTGCTGGACTTCGCCGGGGTGGTGGCCACGCATGGTCCGATCACGGCTGTGCAGCCACCCAAGAAGGCAGGCGACGGCAACGGAGAAGCGCCGGTCAAGGTCTGCGACAACTGCGGGGAGTTGTGCGCTATCGCCGTTGCCACATGCCCGGCCTGCGGCCACCCATTCCCAGAGCCGGAGCGCAAGAAGCTGGAACTGCGCGACGACGACATCATGGGCCTGGAAGGCAAAGACCTGGAGGTCACCTCCTGGAACTGGCGTAGGCATGTCAGCCGCGCGTCAGGCAAAGAGATGCTGTCCTGCACCTACTACGGAAGCCTGTCCGACAAGCCGATCACTGAGTACCTGCCGGTTCTGCACGATGGCTACGCAGGGCAGAAGGCCATGCGTCTGCTGATGACCATGGCCAACTCGTCTGGCGCACACCTGGCCGAGGCTGCGCACCTGGAAGGCAGCGAAGGTCTGGACTACCTGGCGGTCCAGATGAGCAACAGCAAGCCGCCGAGCAGCATCGAGTACCGGCTGGACGGGAAGTTCCACCGGGTCATCAAGAGGAGTTGGGCATGACGCCGCTGATTCGAGAGACGGTGAAGTGGTCCGCAGCCGTTGGTATGGACCCGGTCGAGTTGCAGTGGTTCGACATTTCCGGCCTGACAACCGCCAGGTTCGAGACGACGACCGATGTGCTGATGGAGTGCAACCCACCATTCGGCAAGTGCGTGGTGGCCTACCGTGGGCCGAGCAGGTCGCACGCGTCCTACGACATGCTGATGCTGGTGGTTGGCGACAACGCCAAGGACGGCATCGTGGTCGACATGTGGAAGGGGCCGACAGGCATCATGCCGCGCAAGGTGCCGACGATGCTTTACACCACCGAAGGCGACATGGTGATGTACGGACCGACAGAGGAGGCCGACCAGGTGCCGGAGGAAGAAGCGCGCCTGGTGCTTGGCATCATCGCCAAGTGGTATCAGTCGATGCTGTCCGGTGGCCAGGCCTACCAGCCGTTCGTGCGCCAGAGCTTCACCAACAGGCGCAAGATCGCAGAAGGCAAGCTGCCGACCTACGACTGGCGCACGGTACGCATTGAGCCAGTCAAGCCGCGCAGCGAGCACCAAGGCGGTACACACGCAAGCCCCAGGCAGCACGACCGGCGCGGCCATTTGCGCCGCCTGAAGTCAGGCAAGACCTGCTGGGTCAAGGCGTGCAAGGTTGGCGACCCTACCAAGGGCGCTGTTTTTCACGATTACGAGGTACGGGCATGACAACACTACGACAAGCCGCCCAGCAGGCGCTGGAGGCGCTGGAAGGGAACTGCACAAACCCTGTTGCAGACCCAGAGCAATCGGCAAAAGAGGACGCAGCCATCGCCGCCCTGCGCCTCGCCATCGAGCAGGCGGAGAAGCAGGAGCCGGTGGTGTGGGCGGTATCGATGCGGGATTCCCCTGAATTAGACCACTGGCTCGCTAGTAGTCCCAACTTCAGCGAGGGATACATCTATAAGCCTCTCTACACTTACCCGCAGCCAGCGCAGCAGCCGCTGACGGATGAGCAGATTTTGCGGCACATCATATGCTCTCCAATGGAGCGAGCAATGTTTTTGCGCTTTGCCCGCGCCATCGAGCGCGCCCACGGGATCGGAGGTGAAGCATGACCCGCGCCGAATCGGTAGTCCTCGCACTGGAAGCCTGCGTGAAAGCAGGCCGGCCAGTCAGCAGCGACTGGTATGGGAACGACTCTGGGTTGCTGCACCAGTTCTCCGCCCTGGCAGCCGCAGCAGAGCGCGAGGCGTGCGCGAAGGTTTGCGACGACATCGACGTCGAGTACGGCGGAGAAGATGTTGTGGCCACCTGGTGCTCTGCAGCTATCCGTGCAAGGGGCAACACATGATCACCGAGATACAGCTCGCAAGGCTATATCAAGCACGTAACGAAGCCAACAAGCGCATGAGCCAGGCCATGCGCAGCAAGGACGCCACGCTGATCCGGCTGGCGACAGCCGAGGCCAGCAACTTCAACCGCGCCTACGACGCCGCGCAGCGCGCCTACAAGCGGCAGCAGAAGGCCGAACGCCGCGCCGAGATGCGCACGACCATGATCCGCTGGTATCTCGACCAACAGGAGGCAGCATGAATCAGACCCGCACCCTGGCCGACTTGAGGCCGAACGCCACGATCCAGTGCTACTACTGCGACAAGCCCAAGCCGCAGGCCGGATCGCAGAAGTTCTACGCGCACCTTGTCTGCGCACCATGCGCCCAGAAGCTAAGGGCATTGCCCGAGAAGGAGAAGAAATGAACACCAGACCACCAGAGCCAGAGTTCTTGATCCAGTGGCGCGAGTGGATGCGCGCCGGTCCTCCAAAGTGCTGCCACACCTGTGAGCACTACGGGGTCGACGGCCTGTGCACCGAGTTCTTCATGACGCCACCGGAGGACTTCGCATCCAGCATCGATGCGTGCGACAAGTGGGAACGGGAGATTCCGTTTTGAGCACGCCGGACCGCATTCCCACTGAGCACGAGGAACAGCGCGAGGTGGTGCGCTGGTTCCGGCAGACCTGGCCAAGCGTGCGCATCTTTGCCATCCCCAATGGTGGCCACCGCAGCATGGCCACCGCAGGCCGCCTGAAGGCCGAAGGCGTGGCCTCTGGCGTGCCAGACCTGTTCGTGCCTGCCTGGCGCTTGTGGGTCGAGATGAAGCGCAGCAAGGGTGGCAGCCTCAGCCCAGAACAAAAGGACTGGATCGCATACCTTGAAAGTGTGAATTACTGGTGTATAGTGGGAAAAGGTGCTGACGATGCCAAGGCAAAAATCAGTGCCTTTTTTGACCACCACAAGGACACCCTATGAGCACACGCATCTACCTGGTCACCGACGTGGAGACCAACAAACACCGCCTGATTCGCGCAGGTAACCAGGCCCAAGCCATCCGGCACGACGCCCAGACCCGTTTTGACATCGAGGTGGCTGGCCAGGACGACCTGGTGAGCCTGCTGTCGCACGGCATCCCCGTCGAGGTGGCCGGTGGTCCGGCCATGGCCGACATGTTTGAAGAGGCCGCTCTGGCCGCTGGAGGGACTGACTGATGAAACGCTATGTCGGCACCAAGATCATCCACGCCGTGGATGAGAAACACAGCGAGTCCGGACGCGAAGGCTATCGCGTGCGATATGCAGATGGCTACGAATCCTGGTCGCCAAAGGAAGCGTTCGAGGATGCCTACCGCCAGGCCGATGCCATGACCTTTGGATTGGCGCTTGAGCTTCTCAAGAAGGGCATGCACGTTTGCCGCGCAGGCTGGAATGGCAAAGGCATGTGGCTGGAGTTGCAGCGTCCTGACGAGCACAGCAAGATGACGCTGCCTTACGTGTATCTGAACTACCCTGCAGACGCACAGAACACACCTGGCGCGCGCGTTCCTTGGCTGGCAAGCCAGACCGACATGCTGGCCGAAGACTGGAAGGTTGTGATATGAGCACCAAGCAAACTGACCAGCCGAAGGAGAAGAAGGGTCGCTTCATGACGATCCGCATCCCTTCGGAGATTGACAAAGAACTGCGCCAGCGCGCGGACGAGAACACTCGGACGCTGGCTGCGCAGGTGCTGCACTACATCAAGCAGGGGATGGCCAATGAGAAAACGATGGTTCTGTGAGGTGCAGTGGTTCAAGCGCCGCTGGCCGATCTTCTCTATCGGTTTTGCCAATGGCGAGTTCATCCTGCAGTTGTGGGTCTTTGAAGTAAGCGTCTGGAGGCTTTGATGGCGCAGGACAG